CTTTTGGAGAAACTACATCTGCATTGAATTTTAACTTATTGACATAATCTGTAATTTTCCAAAAGTATTGCTTTACTGCCACTGTTTTCTTATCTAACCATTGAAGATGTGCAATAAAGATAAAATTATCAGGAATATATCTGATATTTCCAGGATTAGGTAGATGTTCAGAATGCATCTGCGCTGATCTAAAGATTGCGCGAGTTCCATATGAACCAATTCTATCTTTAATATTTTGTTTCCATGGTCCATCAACTCTTATTTTATCAGAATCCACATATTGGACCCATCTTATATTAAATAAAGTATTTTTATTGTTTTCTAAAAAATTTTCAAGTTCATCTTTAGAAACTATACCATCAAGATATTCATCGCTATCCAAGCAAATAATATTACCAGAATATTTGTATGCTTCATCAAATAACATTTGCCTTTCGTTTGATTCTATAGAAAGATCTCCATCATCCAGATCATTTTTTAAAATACTTAAAATATTGAATTTTTCTTTATTTTCCATTAAGTATTCATATGTACCATCATCGGATCGATCATCTAAAAAGACAAAACCATCTGCATATCTTTTCCAGATGGGAAGCATTTCTTTCAATAAGAATAACTCATTACGAGTTCTGGTAATTTGTATTATCATGATTAATATTATTCACTTTTGTGTTATATTTTGTTTGTTGTAGTTTTCTTTGATTTTATCTTTGATCCTGCTGAAGAATGTTCTGCCATATTCCTTTGCTTTTTCATAATTTGCTTCGATATATGGTTTCATGGTTTCATATGTTTCAGGAGTCAATGAATTGATCTTCTGGTAAAGATCATATAAGTCATCAAAGACTATGAATCCTCGGGTATCGAAGAATTCACCTATGTTTGAAGCACCCCAGTAGATCGGCACAGTCTTTGTAAGAAGACAATCTATCAGTTTTTCACTGAAATATGAATTTTCTTTAGTACTCTCAATTGCAATCGAAAACTGACTATGAAACAGGTGCATCTTATCATCATTTGGCAATAGACCATCGTGCAATGTATCTGAATATCCGCGCTGAGTGGTCTGTCCCCGTGTACTGGAATAGAAAATGGTGGGAATTTTGATCATTGATCTATTATTCCACACGAAATGTCTCAGTTCATAACCATATTTGTTTCTATGATTTGTTGTAAGAAAACTTACATTAAATTTCTTACAAGAAATGGAAGAAATTAATTCTTCATCAAATGATCCAAGTGCGTCTATGTGATGCTTACTCTTGTTCAACCATGTAGTTCCATATGGAAAGAACACGGCATTGCTTGCATTCTCAAGTATTTCCTTTTCGCTTGTCAATATCAAATCGTATTGAAATGCATTGTGAATTATAATTGGATTTATCTCTCTGCTTGCAGATGAACTTGGTTCATTTGAGCAAACAAAGACTTTGTAGTTCTGATCGTCAATGAAGTTGATGTTTTCATATGCACCATTAGCGATCATTGTCGATCTATATTGCTTTGTTCCAAATCTTGTAAAATGAATCTCGCACGGAAAATCAAGTTCTATTGATTCTGAACCAAGATAATCACCATTGAAAATAGATGCCTGATACTTAATGCTCATTTTTATTTCCCACTAAGTTGAACTGAACCATATGTTCAGATAGACCCATTTCCCTTAGAGATTTTTCCTTCGATGCTCCATCTGCAATTCCCATTGTTATCATTGGTGTCATCTCTGGAGGAATTGAAGTTCCAGGCCATATCGCATAATTCATTCCAAGAGCGATTACTCTCATCTTTGGAAAGAATTCTGGTATGACTTGTTGCATGAGAATCTCATGATCAAATACCTTCACTCTTGGATTGATTTCATTTTCCTCACATTTTTGAATCCAATACTTGACAAATTCAAGCACAATAGGATTGTACGAGAAGTAGATAGGAGATGCCTTTGGATATGAATAGTTTATATGAGGAACCAATCCCTGATATGCAAATGCCATGTCACAATTATTTTCCATCTGATCAAATATAGAAAGTTCATTATGAATAATGGAATCCACATCCATCCAAACGAATGGGTTTTTCTTTTCTTCTAAGATAGAAAGAATGAACTTTGGTTTTGCAAGACAATTGAGTCTATATTCTCCACGCGAAGGCAATTCACGAACATCATGGGGAATATTGTTCTCGTTGCAATTGATACGAAGACGACGAGCATGATCGCTATAATATGTACGATCATCAATGTCGCAATAGAATGATACGATTTCAGTTTTCACGGATCAACTCAAATAATTGGTCATCGGCAGAAAGAAGATCTTTAACACGATTAAAGTTATCCTTCACTGCTTCTAATTTACTCTCATAAAGTTCTTTTGTCAATGTTTTTATATCAAATTCTGGTGTCAATTCAATGATACCATCTTTATTGAAGATATCACCGATATCTGGAGAACCCCAATATACGGGAATGGTTCCAGTGACAAAACAGTCTGTGAGTTTCTCGGTATAGTATGTCGAGTACTTATCGTTCTCAATGACAATGGAGAATCGATAGTCATTTAATGCTTCCGATTTATCCCCCCAGGGAACTCCAGGATTCAATCTCTTTGATCCATTTACACCACCATATAGATCAACATTATCTTTCCATTGTTCTGCTAGAGCATGACGAAGAGCATGACCAAATGATGCTTTCTTAGGAGAAGCAATCAAGGATGTCATCTTTGTCTTGGAAAAGATATCTGCATTCTTTATCCATGGAAGATTGCTTCCTGCTGGACAATAGCGAATATTTGGATGCTTGCCTACCATTTCCCTTTCCGAAGTGAAAAGAAGATCATAGCAAGATGCAATCTCGACTATATTGCTTTCCCACACATCCCTAGGAAAATACATCAAATGAAAAATAGCACGGGATTCGCAAACCCATGCTATCTTTTTCTCCCCAGGTTTTTTCTTATATGTCATTCCAGAGGCGATGCCTCCGTCTATGAAGACCTTGACGGGAAAGTCTTCTGAAGTCCAATCAAAGTATCTTGGTGTCAAATTCGAACAAGTTGAATGTTCAACTTCAAATGGAGCACCAATTGCTTGCATCTTTTCCATAGTATAGAATCTCCATGACTATATATGTCACTTTCCTATGTGATACTTTGGCACTAAAGTCCATTCCTTCTTTTCCTTGTGGGGAATGATCTTTAGTCTTGCAAGCGAAAGTTGTGGTTCAGCATACTTGGCGGGATCTACTGCTTCTAGCAAACCCCATTCAACTAGAAGTTTGACGATTGTGTTTCGTCTACCAAGATCGTCCGTAGACATGTCTGAATCCAAACCATCAAGAACAAACATTTCCTTAAAATGCATGATAGCATATCTACCTCTTTTGTGTAGTATGTGGCAAGATTGGTAAAGTTTCTTTTCTGTCTTAGAAGAGACTCCGATACGGGTTAGAGTTTCCTTTACTTTAAGGAAATCTTCTTCAGTCTTTAATTTTACTTCAACACCCAATCCCTCAAAAATATCTTCTGTCATAATATACTCCATATTAACAGAAAATATTTATATTTTTAGCGTTTTTGACCACCTTTTTGTACTAAATCTCGTAATTTATCCATAGAAAGGAGGTCAATTATCTCCTTTGCCCTCTGGTCAGAATATCCAAATATCTCCTTGACTATTGCCAAATCCTTATCTTCCTCTGGTTTAATCCATTTGGAAAACCGTTTCCTCTTGGAAATTGAATATAGCAGGTAATCATACTGCATCTTTTTATCTAAAAATGCCATCTGATTCATACGGTTGGCATAGAAAACAGTATCTGGAAAGTAAGAAAAACACTTATTTACTACAAAAGGAACATAGTCTTTTTCTAGACGAGCATCCTTGGAAAGAAGATTTTCCTTGGTCTGATTGATTGAATTTAAAAATTCAGATAGCATATTATTTAAATGCACATGACATCATGATCTGAACCAGACAGGCGACCATGTTGATTTCCTGATCTGCTACAAAGGCACTACGGTACTGGGATTCCGCTAGGATCATGATCGCCTCTGGAATGCTCTGATTCTCCAGATTGTCTCCCAGGGCATCGTAGATTTTCCTATAGACTTCCTGGGGAGAAGTCTCTGCATTGAGTGCTGCCCAACGACGAACGGTTCCAAAATCCTTATTGCGCAATGCAGTCATGAGACTCTTGATCTCGGATTCTGCAATTGAAGAAAGAATGCCAACATCGATAAGTCCAGATACCGAATACCTCTGAAGTTCATTCAGGATTCTTCGCATGTCGGGAAAGTGCTTCATGATCAACTGACCAAGCACCTTCTTATCAAATTTGATACCCTCTTGATTGAGGATATATACACACCTCTCCATCATTCTTGCTGCAATTGCTGGTTTCTCTCCTGTCGGAAGAGTGAAATCGATACAAGTGCAACGAGAATGAATAGGTTCAATAATTCTGGATTTGTAGTTACAAGTAAGGATAAACCGACAGTTATTTGCAAACTCTTCGATAGCACCACGAAGAGCGGGTTGAATGCTATTAGCATTGGAATAATCAAACTCATCTAGAATCACTACCTTGGTTGTATCACCATTCAATGAGATTGTACTTGCAAACTGCCGAATCTTTGTTCGAAGAGTGTCGATGTTTCCCTCTTCGGAGCAATTGATGAGGATCCAATCGCATCCCATCTCATTGCAAAGTGCCTTGGCAACCGTAGTCTTGCCGACACCAGCAGTTCCAGAAAACAGTAAATTTTGTGGTTCCCCCTTACGGACCATATCCCCGAAGGTTGACTTCAGGGATACGGGGAGAACACACTCTTCGATGGTCTTCGGGCGGTATTTCTCCACCCACAAAAAATTATCAGGATTCATAATCAAGATCCATACTTAGAAGTGTTCGCTTCCATGGCAAACCAGTACTTAAGCGAGATGTTCTTATTGACAAACTCGCCAACGATATTCTTTGCAAAATTGATCACATAATCTCCTGGAAGAATCTTGAGATTTTCCATCTTGAAATGGAACAGGAAGTTAGGACCAGTATACGAATCTCCCACCAAGACCTTGTAACTATTGCTTGTGGGATCTCCAAGATCCGAAACAACAGCATAGATTTTGTCATCATCAGGAGAGAACGAAATATCTGGAAGTTGCATGACTGACGCTGCTTTCTGAAGTTCAGAGAACATCTTTTCGGTCATGGTGATGCTTACATTTACTCCAGGCATTACAACATCCTTTGTCGGAACAGACAAAAGACGAGGTTCCGAATAGTAGTAATTGACTACGGAATCTCCACCATTCTTGATGCGAACGCTCTTCTCTCCAAAAGTAAATGTCGGAGAATTGAAAAGACTGATGACACCTAGAAACTTATTCAGATCCCAGATGCCAAACTCAACATCAAACTTTTCTTCCACGGTTGCAATTGCCATTCCATTCTTGGATGGAGTAATTGTCTTGATGACATTACCAGGTTTTACCAACAGATTGGAGTTTAGAGTTGAAAAATTCTTAAGGATTGTTAGGGTATTTTTCGAAAAAGTCACTGTACTCATAATTACCTCATGAAGTTATCTTCAAAATCATCATCTTCAAAACCACTTTCCCAATAATTCTTTAGT